GCGTTTAATGTAACACTACCTGCGGCACCAGTACCACCTCCACCTACAAATGTAATTGATGGTGGATAATCATATCCTGAACCGGAACTAACAATAGTACCTGTTGACAATAAACTAAAGCCAATAACTGGAGTAATAACAGCCTGGTCTGGTTCGTATGTTTCAGTATAGACTTGCTTTTCAGTTGTCTGATAAGAAATAATATTTGTTCCAGTATCGCCTGTTGGAATATTTTGAACAATACGCTGTGCCATTACACCGATTTGTTCAAACGCGGCTACTGTTTGTAATTTTTCATAATTCTCAACATTGACTACACTAGAATAAGAATCAGCCGCTGTCAAACAGTTACTGACGTTACCTGCGTCTAAGTCGGCACAAATAGCATCAACAATTAATCCAACGTCTCTGTAACATAATGCTTGACTGTCGGCATTTTGGAAGTAGGTAATAAATGAACTTGAATTCCAAATGTTAGTATTTGAATGACCGGAATTTTGAGAAATATTATATTGGATCCAAGCAGATATTTCAGATTGGATATATGTTCTGTTTAAGGTTAGTAATTCTTTAGCAGTTAGATAGTTACCAGCCTGATATGGAATAACATAGTTAACAGGATAGCGAGCATCTCTTAGATAATGGTATCCGTGGTTAACTGGAGCATATACGTGCCATGAACCATAATTCAATGTATTAGCATTGTTTAGTTCTCTTAAGAAACTAGCGTTTTGAGCAAGATTAACTTGGAAAGTATTTGCCAATATAGCAGTAATTTCACCTTGCCCGCCGTTACCTGTAAACACATAACCGACCCATGCTGGATCAAGGACAAATCCTGAAACAGGATTTCCGTCATATGTAGCAGATACTGTAAATGTTACAACTCCAGTAGTGGCATTATTTTGAGAACCATCTGGAACGGCAGTTAAAATAAAACTACCAGTACTTGTGTAATCTACACTAGTATCAAGTTGAGCAACTAATAATCCGTCAACCTGTGTATCTCGACGGAAATAAGTATTAACCCATGGACTTGTAGAAATTGTAGCAATATCGCTGTTTACAAATTTAGCAGGTTTAACTAATGATCGGCGGAATTCATCACCACGAACAGAAACGTTATCACTAATTTTAATAGGATATTGATTTTCATGTTCGCCAGATTCTACAATAATTGTAATTTGATTCTTTTCTTGGAATTGTCCGTATTGTAATCCTTCACCTAACGCAAAGAAATTACTATAAACGTGCCAATTAGAACCAGGTATTGCGTTTGAGTTAACCAGTGGTACAGTAAAGTTTACTGTAAGTTGATCGTAAACATTGCCTGTAACAGGATCTGTGTAGTAACCAACGTTGCTAACAATACCTTGTCCACCTGTGTCACATGTGAATACATATCCTAACCAAAAATCTGGAATGTTAACAAGATTAGGTGTAACAAATTGTAACACAACTGTTCCAGTAGTTCCGCCATTATTTGTAGCACTTGGAATAGGTGTTAACGCACTAGTTAGTGTTTCAGCATAGTCAACAGGAACAACATCATATATTTCAACTTCTGGACTTGACTTAGCCTGAATTTTTTCAATTAAGCCAATGGCTCCACTGAACTCACCAATGACATACATTCCAGGGAAGATACTACCATCAAGGTAAGCATCAGTACCAACTCCACCGTTACCGCTCCATCCTACAGTTAAACGTGTTGCGCCCGATACATATGGACTGGCTTCGATAATTTGAATAGTTACGTTTGATAATCCACCATCTGTGGTAATTGTTTTTTGGTAAGGTCCTAGTACTACTTGGCTAATCGCAATTTGTTGTTCTGCGGCCGCGGCTGCGGCTGTGATGGTCTTAAAAGCATAAGCCATCGCACGACCTTTCTTGTAACTAGGAATGTCTGTACGATTATCGCGACCGTCTAATGATACAAAAAAGTTCACTGAACTTACAAACGCAGAATTATCAACGTAGTATTTTGTAGCGGCAACTAGTCCGTTATAATCTGTATCGTCTTGTGTTACTGGATTACGAGAAAGAATTAATGGTCCAGTCATGTAACCCATGCTGGTATTAACAGCCTGTGTAGCAGGGTCAATGCTATTAACACCTGCTAGTGATAACTTGGTGTCTACATAGCCTTTGTTTGTTGGGTGATAATAATTAGTAGCAGTATTAACAATTAAAGGATTTGTTCGAATTGTGCTACTTTGAAAGTTAGGAACTCCGTCAACTAGTGGAAGTACATCAGTAGGTGTAGTACCAATATCGTGTTCGTAAATACCGTCACGATTTAAGAAATTTTCATAAACCCATAATTTAGTAACAACGTCTTGGTCGTTAAGAGGGTTACCAAAGTTAATACCTCTATGGCCAAATCCGTTTAGATTTCCGCCTAATGTAGGACTAGGATCACTAGAAAGTGTGCTGGCCGTGTTAGAAATAAGCAGTTGACCATCGCTTAGAACTAACGAAATACCGTCCCCTGCTGTAAGAGTACGTTGAACAATAGTTTGTCCACTAGTACTAATGCCTAGAAATGTGTTTGCTTGAAGTGTATTTGGACTATTAGGGTTTGGTGAAAACTCACGTAGTTTAATAAACTGTAAGCCATCTCCTAATCCAGCGACGTTATAAAGGTCGCTAAAGTTTGAATTTACTTTTTCAAACGCATCACGAATGCTATCGCCTGTGCCGTCGTTGATTTGATTACCAATATTAATGATTTGATTAGCCATTGTACCTTCTCGCAGTGGGTTATTTCAAATTATTTATCGATAAGTTTTGTAATCTTAATGTAAATACCTTATGTTTTTAACGACAGAAAACAGAAAAAGAAAATTTATTCGACCTAGTAAACTAGGAGTGTCTCACGAATATACTAGAAACTATACAATATTAATTTTTCGATGCGACAACTGTAATAGCATCTTTGAAAGGGAAAGGGGAAAGATGGATCCTCATAGGATTAACAATCATTATTTTCATTGTTGTCCTAAATGCGATCCTAAAAGATTTGCTCAACGTAAGGGAGCAGAGAGAAGAATAATTTGGGATTTGCCAGTTAACAGCGATTTAGATATTAGTAAACTTTAACCGCCCGGCATATAGCGGATATTAATTACAGACCAATCCATAATCTTCCACTGATTGTTTAAGTATCCTTTCTTATCTGCTTCGTAGTCTAGAGCCCAAGCGTGTTCCCACCAGTCAACTAAAAATACAACATCTTTCTTGATTTCGTGATTTTTAATTGTTTTGATACTTCCGTCTCGGGCAAGATAAATCCAGCCACTGCCTTGTATCTTCATTGCTTCTTTTTCAAATTCTTCTTTGAATTTGTCCCAAGAAGCGTAGTGTTCCTCGATTAAATTTAGGACGGCACCGTCTGGTTTATTACTATTTTTTGGAGAATTAAATTGTTGAAAATACAAACTGTGTAAGAACGCACCTGCTTCGTTAAAGTCAGGATCACCTTCTCCTGAGTTAAAACGATCAACATAGGCTTTGTATAATTTACCATAATGGTAATCGATAGCCTTTTTACTTAAACTACGTCCTAACGCATCTCTAGCATACGGCAAAGGTAATTGTTTTAATTCTTTTGGCGTACGGCCTTCGGCAATAGTTTTTATAAAATTGTACATAATAAATATCCCGTCAAGTGGTCAATAGGGCATCCGAGGATCCGCAAGCAGTGAATTTTCCCTATTTCTTTTTTCAGCACAGCCAATGTGGCTAAACGGTAAATCGGCACTTGACCCAAATTTGTTTGTTGTAATATTTATGAGATTAAATAAAGTACATAGATAAAGGAGATTCCCAAATGGAATTTGTAATTGGTATTTTAATTGTAGTAGGTATTGCGTACTTGTTAATACGTGGAACCAATAAAAAAGAAGCAGGCGTTGCTGTCGAAGAAGCGCCATACAAAGTTGAAACGCAACCAACTCCAGTTGAAAATACTGTTGCTGTTGCTGTAGCATTAGATTTAGAAGGTGCCGAATCAACTATTGCTAAAAAGCCACGTGCTCCACGTAAGCCAAGAACTGTTGCTAAAGCAACACCGGCAAAAAAAGCCACTGCTAAAAAACCAGCGGCTAAAAAGGCAACAACAAAATCAAAGAAGGCTTAATTCTTTAGCCTGCTTGGCAAGTTCAAAACTTGCTAGATTTTTGCCTTTAGACTCACACATAATATCGTGTGTCTCGAGAAAACTCAGTGCCCATTCGTTAACATTTTTATTCCAATAAAAATCAGAATGCGCTCTGAGTTTTTGCTTTTTGTAGCCGTCTAAAAGGAGTTGGGAATAATCAGGTGCGGTAGTCCGGTCATGGTCAATAAGATAATCCTCACGACTAACTGAATAGTGACAAGTAGGCCGAACACCACGCCAACTATCAATAACCCTCTTAACACGGTCATCTTTGGCGTCAATATATTCACCTTCACGTATCCAATGATGGTGTATATCAAGCACAATAGGAATGATATCGCTAATAATAAGGCAGTCATCTAGTCCCCATGAGTTTTCTTCGTTTTCGATAGTAATACAGTTTCTTGCTTCTGGCGATAGTCGTTGGTACGCACGGCGGATACCGGCTGGACCTTGACGACCGGAGATGTGGACGTTAATCTTGAAGTCCTGAAAGGATTTGCCGTAGCCCATCCATCGAGCCATGTCTGTGTGATATTCAAACTCCTCTATACTTCGTTGAACAATACCTTCATTATCGCTAGCCATAACGCAGAACTGACCTGGATGCATAGAGAGACGTACATTACGAGTGCGAGCAATTCGACCCACTTCCAAAAAGTGTTTCTCACAATACTTAACCACATCCCCACGATGCCAAAAATAAGACCAGTCGCTGTGAGTATAGACAGGCAAGATGTCACTGCTAATACGTACCATACGAAGGTTATCATCTAAATCTCCTACTCGTTCTACAAGTTTACGGGTCGATTCGATGTTCTGAACCATTAAGTCCCACAGTTTTTGTTCTGCTACATCTTTAGTTTGGCGATTAAGCCAAGCCACAGTAGTACTACCTGTGTTGTATTCTTTACATTCGTCAT